GCATCGTAATCGTTTAAATTAATCGACATTATATTTTCGTAATTCAAATCCGTGTTTGCGGTTACCGTAACACCTACACCGTTAACAGTTAAAGTCGTTAAATCTTTAGTTAAGAAATGCACTCTATTATCGTAGCCTCTTAAATGCGTGTGAGCGTCCCCATCTATTAAAACGTTTGATGTCGGCTGTGGGTTGTATAACTCCTGAAAATATCCGTAACCATAAAGGCATAAATAAATACCCTCTTTAGTGTAAACTAAATCCTCCCCATCAAAGCAATTAGCCTCGTAATAACTCCAACAACTTTGCTCAAAGGGTATCGGTTGCAAACCAGTTAATGTATAGTTTGAAATTGTTGGATTTATACCCGTTTTACTTAATTCGTTTACATCAAAGTTTATAACGGGTTGCCCTAACTGAACAACCGATTTTGATAATGCATAACTTGGGATTGACGGTATGGATGTAATATCACCACTCCAATTATAAAGGTCTAAAGTTGTAGTGTCATAGTTTAAATTTGGAATTATTCTAACCGATAAAGTCGAGCGTACTAATCCTATTTCATACTCACCACCCGCAGGAATTTCTACCTCTTCAATCGTTACATCTGAGGAAGTAGATGTTAGTCTAAAAACTAAGTTTGCATCTATCTCAGGGTCAAAATCAAAGTAGATTATATTTGACGCTAATGTTATAGTTGTAAAAGAATCTAACCACGCAGGCAAAGTAATTGCATCGTAATAATCAAATAAATTTGACGCAGTATCTTCTTTGGTTGCCCCTATTGTAATGTCAATCCCTATGCTTGCGCTAATAGTGTACGTGTATGGTGCATAGTTGACCCGTAACAAAGCCACAACGGGTGAAGATGGGTTGCTTACTATTTCTACTTTAACTCTTTTTGCCATTGTTTATTATTTGTTTTAAAAACGTTTCCACGTCCAATCCATAAGCTTCTATTATATCATCGGGCAATCTTTTAAATCCTTTCTCGAACGGGTCACTCAAAAACCTACTCGCAGGAATACCCGTGTTGAATATCGAACGCATTATATTTCTAACTAACTGCTCTCTACTTGCAAACTGTCCTTTATTTCTTGGTGCAATTCCTTTACGCACAACCCATCTATCAATTGCCCCTTTAAATTTTCCTTTCGGTGCTGAACCCGTACCCATTTTAAACGGACTATTAGGTGCTTTTCGTGATGACTTTGCACCCTTAACTCCTAAGTCTTGAAACTCCCCGTAATCATTTGCACTAATCGAAGCCGTAAAACTGTTTGCACTTACTTTAAAATCGTACTTCAAACTGTTATACAAAGACTTTGAGGCGTTCTTTTTACGCTTGGTAAGGTTTGCTTTCGCTTGACTGACCGTGTACTTTAAAAACGCATCTAATGCCTTTTGTGTATTTTCATTTTTAGCAGACAATTATCTCGTTATTTGGAATTACTAACTCTAAATCGGTACGCCACCCGTCTAATAAATTTGTATCTTCAAATATGATAGGTTGCAAAGTCGGAGCATTTGCCAACTGTATTGCGTAATCGTTATTTTGATTAATTAAAATAGCCACTAAGCGGTTTAAAATAGCGTGACAAGTGTTAAGGTTATCCAACTCGTTATCGTTACTTAGAAACTTATCTGTTACTAATTGCTTTGATATATGCAAGACTATTCAAAAGTAAACGTTACACTTCCGTTAGTTGGTGTTGAAGATAAAACTTGCAAATGCACTAAAGGGAATATATTCTTTTTGTCAATATCCATCATTGACCGTAACCCGTGCGTAATTGTATGCACGTTTATATCCGCTTCCAAAGTTGTTTTTAAATAGTCAACTACTTTATAAAATTCTCTCATTGCTTTTTACTTGCGTTTTTAATCATTTCTTTTGTTACCTCTGCTCGGTCTTTTTCAAATTCTAACAGTCGGTAAAACTTATGTATTCCATATTCCAAAACGTTTTCCTCTTCCGTCTTGTTTAATTCTGCCAATGCCCTTACGCTAACGTACCAACCCCACTTTTCGTTAAAGTGTGTTTCTTTTTTATTTTGCTCTCCACTACTTTTGAATAGTCCTGCATATATTTTAGTAAGTCGTTCCCTAAACTGTAAAAAAAAACCATAGCACCTAAATAGTAAACACAACTCACATCGAGCATTAACTTTTCAAAGGCGTTTTCTTCTTGGTAAGGCAACACATCATATAAATCGTGCGCACCTCTTTTAAACCAATTACGTTTGCGTTTGGTTAATGGTCTGTATAAAACCGCTAAGGCTTTATTCCACGTATCGGGTTGCTTGATATACTCCTCAATGTGCATAAACTCGTTAGCCGTTATCTTATCTAAGTTCGGAATGAAACCAAAGTAAATACCCTCGTGTTTGAATATCTTATGAAATTCCACATCGCTTTGCATAACCTCTTTTAATAAGGCTACTATCTCAGCATATTCTTTTTTCGGTAATAGTTTAGGATTTGCAAAGTTGCAAAGGTGTATAATAAAATCATCGTCTGTCTTATCGCTCTTTTCAAAGGCAATAAACTGACTCATTTTAATATCCTTTAAAGAAGTAGGTATGTTAATTTCCATACCTTAATAACGACTAAATTACGTTTTGTTTTAGCGAATGTCGTATTTGCCTTTATTGGGTTTGCCGATGTAGTTCCAAACGGCATATCCTAAAGCATCTAATAAGTGGTTGTAATCGTCTATCGGGGTTTCTGACTTCTTATCGTGCCAAACGTAGTTGTTTAACTCTTTGATTAAGTTGGTGCTTTCGGGGTCGACTATTAATTCATAGTCTTGAATTAAGGCAATCCTATCAACTATCTTTGGCTTATCTATGCCTTTAATATTTAACCCTCTTTGCCTTAACTCAGCAATCAAACGAGGCTCAGCACTATCGGCTATAATTAGATTTCGATTACCACAATATCGGTAATTCTCTTTGTATATCTCGGTAGTGTTTAGACCTGACTTATAAAGTAATTCATTTGCGTATATTCTTTTATTAGTCTTGTCGATTGATACTTGAACTAATGTAGTAGGGTCAACACTAAAACCAAAATCTTGACCGTAAATTGAATTACCTAAGTCGTTAAAGTTATCGATACGCCAATTACTATACACAACCCCCTCTGCTTTGTTTAACCACCCGCCCATTATTTGATGCTTGTATTTTTCGGGGTTTGTTTCTTTTATCCTTAAAACCTCGTTAATGAAACTTTCATCTAAATTAGCGATGTTATCTTCGTAAGTGGTGTGTATGTATGTTACATCGTCTTTTATTCCGTTAAACCCCTCTTGTACGCCTTTATCCTCAAAGAAGCGTTTATATATCCAATGCTCTTTAGTAGCAGGGTTTAGAATTAAGATAATGCGGTTTTGTTTTCCTTTTTGTCTTATTGAAAGGTTTATTTTATCAAAGGTCGTTTCATCTGTCAACTCTTCAGCTTCGTCTAATATCCAAGTTGTAACTCCCTGCAAAGATTTAAGGTTAGCGGTTTGGTCGCCACTACTTGTTTTTATACCTCTAAATATAATATCGGATTTGGATTGTTTGTTTCTAATCTCTGACTTGTTAACCTCAAAGAAGTTCCCCAATTCCATTAAATCAATCTTCTCTTGAAACTCAGGGATAATTGAAAGGTGCGCACTTGTCATAGTTTGACGAGTGAATAGTATTTTATGACCTACTTCAAACGACAAAAGGTTGGTAAATGTACCAACCCCGAATGACTTACTTGACCCACGACCGCCCGTTATGATAAAATATCGGGTATCGTTTTCAAAAAGCGGTTTGTATTTGTTATTTAGTGTTATCAAATTTAATTACCTCTTTCAAATTGAAATCGTTAACCGTTACGTTTGTGTTGTTATCGACTGTTTGTTTAGGCATACCATAACGATAGCTTAACCAAGTTTTAATTGCTTGTACGTCGTTTTCTTTTACCTTTACCGCTAACTTCTCCCAAGCTTCTTTAGGAACTAAAACAGCATCCATTGACTCGATAAGTGTTATCTCATCTATCTTTGGTTTTCTCCCTGCACCCTCTCTTTTACCACCGTTTTTTTTCTTTTCTTCCATCTGAAAAAAGTTGATTATTCACATTCAATTTTATAATAACTATTGCTATCGGTTTGGATATATTCGCCCGTGTCTAAAGCGCAATCCATTTCAGTCGCTTGTTCTTCTCCGACTTTTACATAACCCCAAATCGGTGCTACTCCATTTGACCAACCTACTATCTCTAAGTCGTAATATACTTTTTGACAAAGGCAATTGTTTTCATCTTGTTGTTGTTCCTCAGGTGTGCAAGTTGATGACATTAACCCGAACGATAATGCTAATAAGAATAATTTAGTTTTCATAATCTAATTTCTTTATTTTTTTTTTTG